TTCCGAACTGTTGCTTTTTGTTATTGATTTCGTCAGCTACCTCGGCAAGTACCTCAGGGCTGCAGGCTTTGAAGATTTTGTGAAGCTGTGTGAGGTCGGTTGAAGCTGCGATAAGTTCGCGCACATACTGCACATCCTGCTCATGCCCCCTGCCTAACGCACCCTTTAACTTGAATGGCTTGTATGTATCTTTATTCTTGCGGTTAAGGTCACGGCCAAACACTTTGCCTAATGACAATGCAGCGTTTTTAAGGCACTCTGCTTTGAGTTTACCAAATGCTAAGTCCATTGCATTAGCTTTTTTATTATCGGGGTTTAATGCCCATCTATTGCGGTCGCTGCCTGTTACATTATCCGGTACTTTGTCCACCATAATGATGACAGATGCCGCCCCTGTACGCCTTAATTCATATCCACTGATGGGATGTATCACCACTAAGTCCATTGATGCCTGCACTTCATTAGCTAATACCGCCCACTTGAAATTCTCAGTGCGCCAATGTCCAAAGAAGAGTTCGTCTAAGGTGGTTTCTACGTGGCTAATGACTAGCGTGCGTGCTTTTTTATCGGGTGTTGATTCAATACCCAGTTCATCAGGCTCTGCATTGAGCATCTGCTGAAACTTCTGCAATGCTTCTAGATTGTCTTTGTGAAAGTTCATGTTATTATTGATTATAGATTAATACTTAGCAAGGCAATCATTCAACTCTTGACAGTAAGAAAGGATTGCGAAGATTACGATAATGGCTACGACGTAGCGAAGGATAGTAGATGCTGTTTTCATGTTGTGTTGTTTTAAGATTAGTGTGCGTTGATGAGCCGCACCCCTCCTTTTGTTTTACTTATTGCAAACTACTTGTGATGCCCACATGTAAAGAATGTTCACTTTGTTTGCGTTCCATTCCTGTGCAGTGATTCCTATGTTCTTAGCTGTTTCAGCGCAAGTCTTACGGAAGTTTTCGTTGTTAATCAATGCTACGATTTCGCTGTTGATGCTTTCAAAGTTTACTGTGTTTGTCATGGCTTTGTGTTTTTGTTGTTGTTTGATGGGTCAAATCTACTGCAAATAATTACATATGCCCTGTTAAAAATTGTTAAAATTGCAATTGGTTACAGATTGTAACCACCTTGACTATACCTATAAGGGTATAAATGCAACACAATTACCCTCGTTTATACCTTCAAGGGTACACTACGCCCACGAATAGCTACCGTAATTTGGGAATAGTTCGAAGTACATACGCATCATTATGGCATCAGCATAGTCAGGACTTTTTCCGTGCATGCGGGCTATTTCATCTTTACTAATTACTGCGAGTTTGCCGTCTGCTTCGGGCTGCCTACGGCGTATCATGTCCAGTTCTTGCACTATCACATCCCGGAACTGATTCACTTTAAATATTACTTTGTTCTGCTCGATTAATTCTGCGAGCTTAAAATAGCATTCTGCCTTTTGGTTGGTGAACTTATCCGCTTGCTTAGCACGCCCACCATTAAGGAATCCCCTGCAACGGAGCGCATCGACCGCACCACCACCCACACCATCTTCATCACAGATCACGTTGGATAGTTTGATGCCATGCCTGTCGCATAGTTGACGAATGGTGGCAACTACGGTGGTGATAGGTTGTTTACGTAGCTCGTGTATCTCCATCAAATGCAAACCTTGCCACACGCATATCACACTTCTATCTTTTCCTAGTCGTGCGATGTCGGCACTTATATATTTTTCTCCTTTGCTTTCTTCATCCCGGAAGCAGCGCACTAAATCATCGTATTGGTAAAGATTGTCTACGCTTTCATCATACTCCCAGTCACCATGCAATAGCCTTCGCCTATCTATTTCGGGCAAACGTTCTAGTGTTTCAATGTAGCTTTCAGGTAGGTGTGGATTGTCGGTAGGTAGTGAAGGGATGAATGCTAGATGCTGTGGCAAACTATCCATCTTATGTGGTGCGTAGAACTCATTGTAAAGCCATCCTTTCGACGGATTGCAAGTGAGTAGCATCTTTGGTGGTAAGTCATATTCGCGTAGCTTAAAACGAATGCGGGACTGGAGTATGTCTATTGCCCTTTTTGATACTTGTGCGCTTTCATCTACGTACGCATCAGTCAACTCCAAACCTCCGAGCGCATGAAATTCGGGGTCACTTGGATAGGCAAACAAGTCTTTCAGGATTATCTCGCTGCCATTGCTAAACGTTATTACGTTTGTTTGATTGTTGATGGTGTAGTGTTCATTAGGTGCTAAGCCTAACATGTGCGCTACTTCAAAGAATGTCTTGAGTGTGGTCTTCTTTAATGTATCCAACTTGCTTCGACCTATCAACCCACGCGTGCCCGGATACTTGAACCTGCGGCTTATTTGCCATGCACAACCTATGAACGACTTACTTCCACCTGCTGCACCACCGAATAGCACCACACGTGCCGGGTGTGAATTACCCAGTACGCGTAGTGCTTCATTTTGTTTCGGTAGGTACTCAATCATTAGAAGGGTAAATCATTACCGCGCTGTGGCTCATCGCTTATAGCGGTTTCTTTAATTTCACTAATCGTCCATGAAATAAATTTAACTCCGTTCTTTCCTTCTTTTGTCCAACCTGCGATGCGTATAGGCTTGCCTGATTCGTTAGCTCCTGCACCTGACCAATCAGGTTGATTTGGTGAAGTTTTCTTGTCGTTTTTGAATAGCACTCCCGTGCCTGGTTTGTGTGTGTAATTACTCATTGTGTTTAATTATTGATTACGTTAATGTCTTCGTACATGAGTGATATGGTAATCTTACCACCCAGTTCTGTAGTTTCAACTATATTGAAGTCTAATTGTTGGATACTATGGCCTTCGATGTAACCGATGTATACTTCTGTATCATCGGAATACTGTGCAAGCTTATCCCACAATTCACCTATTGTCATAGCTTATATTCATCTTTGTCGGTTAACAAATGTAATTCCTCAAAGATAAGGCGCATTGTCATATTATCGGTCATTGATGGACGCATACTGCGCTTTGCAGTTAGCACAAACAACTTGCGTAACAACTCAACTTCTTTATGTTGATCGTACTTCATCAGTATTCATTTTGATTCTCGATTAGTTCCTTATAGCGCTCTTGCCTGTACTCTGTGAACTGGTAAGGTCTGTTCTTGTATACACGAAAGCGCATATCATTATCCCAAGTTGGCAGGTCATCGTACTCACGCATCAAAGCTATTTCAATCTGTCGTGGATTGCTGCGCTTTGCTTCCTGTGCCGGGGCTTCATGTATCTTCAACTTATCCGCTGCCTGTTGGATAGCATCCACCACCTGCGGGTGTTGGAACATTTCGTAGATGTTGTTGGCTTGCTTTTCTTTTTCGTTGTACATTTCAATAGCTGTTTGGCGTTGCGCATCATAAAGCGGAAACCATGCGAGTATAGTTGCCGGGTCGATGCGGTTGTAAATAGTTCCATACTCACCAATTGAACCACGATCTAAACACAACTGCACATCTTCAAGTGAATACATCCACATCTTTTCCATGATGTTCTCAGCGCAGAATTCAATCTGCATTGCGTTCATATTGTTCTGCACGTTCAGCAGTTGGGTACATCGTGTAACCAGCTGCATAATTTTAACCTTAGTTGTTTGTCTATCAAGCTTACGAAGTAGCGCTATCTTGTCTTGCTGCATCGCGTGCGTTACTGATAGCGACTGCATCGCGGAAAAGTTGTTCAGCTTTTGCAACGTGTTCTGCTGTTGTAGTTGGTTGTTTTGCATATTGATTTGGTTTTTGATTTGTAATTTTTTCCCATTCCCTGCGCATCCAGTTGCGCACTGTGCTTTGCCAATCCTTCATTGAAGCTTTGCCTACTATCCATCCGTTGGCTTCGTAGTGATCCATAAAGGTGCGTGCGAAATTAACTAACTTATCTTCGGTCATAAAGTTTTTGCCCTGCATGTTTAGTTCACCCATCAGGTTGTACACATCATTCTCATGTGGCTTCACAAACTTCTTGCGACTTACCTTTTTCTTAATTTCATTTTCATTTTCATTTTCATTTTCCATATGTGGAACATATGTTTCTATTGTCTTCGACATATGTGTAACACTTGTTTTTTTCATTCTGTTATTTCGTCTTGATTCGGCAAATGCTTTACGCTTGCTGATTTCAAGCATCAAACGTTCATTGCAATAGTTGCCATCTTCATTGCGCGAAAACTTTTGTGATACGGTAGTGTACACATCCTGTCTTAAACATATCTTCATCATATGTTTTTCACTGATGCATCCTTTTGATGCCTGATGACATAGGCAGCGTATGTATGCGCCCACTTCATCATTGTCCATATCATCAGTGCCTACTAAGAAATCTTGATAATAAAAAAGAAATGCCGGGTCTTGTGCCATATTGTTATTGTTTTGATTTGAATAGGCACAAACCTATGAAAGTGCTGCGATGATTTCGCAAATTACCGACAATTAATCTATCCCATTTAGGACTATTGTAGGTATTAGGTAGGCAGCCATTGCGTTCTAAGCCAATATAAAAATGACTTTCGTTGTAACTTAGATTGCGATAGCCTTGATCTGTGCGCTTGTCTTCAAACTGGATGCGTATATCTTTGTGTACACTATCAGCATGGCTGCGTATAATCGGTTTTGCAATAGCCACATCATCA